CAGACATTTATGGCTCCTATTTACGTTTAATACCACGGGGGTCGTCTACGATGCCTTCCACAGAATCATCGTTGATGATGCGGAATTCACGCCCATGAATTACTAAACGAGTTCCAGCGTTGGGGCGTACAAGGATAAAATCTCCTTTTTTGCACCAAGGTCCACTGGGAAAACGGTCTTTGTCTTTATAGCAATCAGGTCCTAAATCCACTACAAATAGGACTGTTGTTAAAAGTTCATCAAATCGGACAGCTTCGTCTGTCTTTATGATGCCGCCTTCATACTCCCGCTCCACTTCAGGAATAGCACATAGAATGCGGTATCCAGATGGTTTAGGTAGTTGTTTTGCCTTCTCTTCGTCCGTCTCAGGCAATACGGTAATATCGTTTACATCATCGGTGGTCGATCCGATTAGTAATTCAGTCATTCATTTTCTCCATTTTGTCTTTGAGGTCTAATATGTAACCCTTTGCTGTGAGCAGACCTCGAATCTCTCCGCAAACTCGTTGATACTGTACGTGATCCATATTGCCAACCACTACAGCATTCTTTAATTGGTCAGCTTTTTCGTCTATCTGACCCATTAAAACGTCAATTTCTGTCATTGTTTATTCCTTGATTTAGCAATATCAATACCCATTCTGGTTGCCTCTAATTCACTAGAACGATCCAGCTTGTCCTTATCAGCAGCCACTTTTACTCCTAATTTATTTCCCTCAATTTCAACTTGAGCGGCAATCCTATCTCTCTCAACATTGAGTTGCTCTTGTTTGAGTTGGATATCTGCCTGATCTTTCTGGGCTTTTCTCTGTACATCCTGTGCCTTAATCTGGAGTTCTTGCTGTTGCATTTGGATAATAGGATCCTGAGCCTGTTGCTGTGCTTGTTGTTGAGCCATCTGAGCTTGATTCTGCTGGAGAAGTTGGGCAGAAGCTTGAGCTACCAATCTAGAAAGCTGGACTTCATAGTCCTCTGGGATGGTTTCGTCATCATCCTTGAGGTACGGTAATGGCGCTCCTAATTGCTGTTCCATCATCTGGCGGTACTTAAATCCAAAGTGTTCAGCTATATGGGCATTTAGGGCTGCCGCCATCATCTGCGCCTGTGGGTTTTGTCCAATAATTTGAGCCGTTAATGGATCCTTCATAAAGTTCGTATGGGTAATGATGTGAGCTTCATGGTCTTGATATATGAATGCCTTTAGTGGCTTCATAGTTAAGACATCCATGTTTTCCGTAACTGGATCTTTGGGCTTTTTGTCATCTTCCAACGGTATAAGCTTCTGGGCGTTGCGAATTCCCAACACATCTAGCATCTGGCGGTGTAACTGCGGCAGGTTATAAATCTGCGGCGCCCCTTGAGCCAGCTGGAGAACTGCTTGGTACTGAACAATCTTTTGCGCCATCGTTGCTGCATTAGGATCACTGACAGGAATGACCGTGACCAAGTCATAATCCGACTGTTTTGCACGAGGGCTGCCTTCTTCAGGTTCATAGTCATATTCTTCTGGGGTGTAATCTCGAATGATCTCTTTTAAAAGCTTTAACTCCTGCTTCATCGAGTAATGAATACGGGATTGCACCGCAGACATGACCTTTAGGGTACGCTCTAAAATTGCCAAAGTTGTACCGACTGGGGCGTTTGCAGACATATCCGCAATCTTCATATCGCCTGCGGAAGCGAATCTGCGACCTTCTTCGACAATCGTACCTAGGAGGGAATACAGAACCTGACTGGGTTCCTTGTAAGGAAGAGTCATTAAGTTATCTTTAATGGCTCCGCTAGGAACATCTACGTCTCTAAATTCACCTGGGGCAATCGGGGTATCGTCTCCCTTAACTCGCAGACCTCTGGTTTTAAAGCCACCTGGCAGATTCGATAATGTGCCTGCGTCCACAAGCTGTCTGATAAGAGAAGTACCAGACTTAGCAAAAGCGCCGACAAGGTGGATAAGCCCAAAACAATAAAAACCAAAGCCTGGAACATATCCATAATGGACAAAGTGATTCCTTTTTTGATGAGTATCATCTTCGGGTCTCCAATTTCTACGGATAGACAGAATAGTCTGTGTACCCTTTTCAATCGTTACGACATACGGAAGAGCGATTCCTGTCTTTTCTCCGTCTTCTTCGTCTTCGTAGCCTGGAAGGTCTAGGTCTACGTGCATCTCCAAAAGTTTGTAGCGGTCGTCTGAAGTTGCCCGAAAACCCATTTTTTCAGCAATTTTCTTCTCAACTTCATCTAAGGCTCCACTAGGCTCCTCTAAATCTACATCCCTGTAAAAGCCTGCAAACTGAAGTCTCTTGACTTCATTCTCAGTCTTTCGCATGACATGAGTCACACGGGGGGACTGCTCTAGACTAGAAGCTCCATAAGGAACAACAATGTCCTCGGCAGGGATAAACATTGACACTTGGCGGTCTAAGGCGGGGTCAAAGTAAACTTTCTTAAAAGCGTTACCTGAGAGTCCTAATCCCCAAATCATTCTTTCGTGTTCAGGGCGATACTCCGTCATAACGTCTGTCAGCTGATAGTTCATATCATCTTGAACTCGCTGGGCAGCGTCTTTCTTTTCTTGAGTTTCTTTACCAACAATTAAAGTCTTAACAGGACCCGCTGCTGGGAAAGTCTCCATGATTGTTTCGGCTTGGAACTTAACAAGTGCTTCGGATAGGAGGGGGTGATATACACCACAGGCTCCTTCCCAAGGCTCGGAGCGTTCTTCAATCTTCATACCCAACAACTCAAGTCCGTCTACATAGGTCTGAATCCAGTCCTTGCGGGCTGAGATATCGTCTTCAAAGTCTCCAAGTAAATCACCAGCAATTTCTGTTAACTCACCTTCGGACATATACTCCGCAAGGTTGGCGTCAAAATCTTTGTCTGAAGGTTCGGCAGGTTCAATCTCAATCTCCATGCCGTCAATCCCAATTTTGACTGACTCTGGGTCTTCGATCTCAATCTCGATATCAGGTTCTGTAGGTATAGAATCAATCCCTACTGGGGCTTGGTACAGACTTTTCTCAATCATGATATTCCTTAGTAATATGCTGCTTTACGCCTAAATAAAATAGGTTCGTCTGGTTCATCTGTTTGTAAACGAATAAATCCGCCTTTTCTAAAACGAATTAACGCCTGTGTACTAGAGTCCACTAAGTCATCGTGTTCTGAATTAGGAAAAGCTGCCATCTCTTCTATTACTTCTTCCGCCCATCGTTTTGCTGGCGCCCACACTTTCCCAGACGCAAACAGATCTGACACAGAATTAATACGAGCTATCTTATCATTACCCCTAGTGGGAGTAAACTCTTGAACTGGTATTCCACGCTGTCTTAATTCATATATTAGTGGGGAACCTGCTGCTTTTGCCTCCACAACGAAGGCGTCTGGCTCCCATTCCATATAATATTGGTACGCCCGCTCCTTTAGTTCTGGGAATTCCATCCGTTCTTTGAACGCATCTAGCAAAATAACGTTGGGATCGCTCTCATTATCGTTCATATAAAAGACGCCCCAAGTCGTACAGGCTGAGTAGTCGCTTCTTTCGTTCTTTGTGAAGGCGGTATCCCACGACTGAATCACAAAATTACATTTTGGCGGTCTTTCATCTGTCCATAGCTTCCACCACTCCCGTTTTACGATGGCTCCTTCTTCCGAAGTAGGCTGTTGCTGGTATTGGGCGTTCCATTTTGACAGCGGAAGCTCTAGTCTTAGGGCTTCTAGCTCTTCTAAGCTCCAAAATTCGGGCCATAATGGGTTTCCAGAGGGGAGAATTGCTGGAAAGTCGATGATTTCCCACTCTTCCCCGTCTTTATCGATCCAACTCTTGACGATTCTTCCCGTTAAATCCCGTTTTGCCCAGCGTGTCATAACAACAACGATGCTTCCACCAGGTTGGAGACGCTGACGAGGACCCGAAGAGTACCACTCAAAGACTTTATCGTAGATTTCTGGGTTTGTTGCCGCTATTGCAGCCTCTTGTTCTGAGTGTGGATCGTCAATAATTAGTAAATCCGCACCTTTACCTGTTACCGTACCCCCGACCCCGATCGCAAAATACTCCCCGCCATGATTAGTACTCCAGCGCCCCGCTGCTTTGGAGTCCTGCTTCAGTCCTACGTTGGGAAAGACTGTGGAGTAAACCTCTGAACCCACTAAGTTCCTGACCTTACGTCCAAAGCCGACCGCCAATTCCGCAGTATTAGAACACTGAATAATCTTCTTATCAGGGTACTTTCCTAAAAACCAGGCAGGAAGAAGAAAGGAGGCAAACTCAGACTTAGTATGACGAGGAGGCATATTAATAATAAGGCGTCTAGTTTTTCCATTTACGATCTCCTCAAATTTCTTAGCCATGACCTTGTGATGTCTGCCATTTATAAAACTGGGCCACATCTGTTTCACAAACGGTAGAAAGTTCTTCTCCGCCTTCTCTCTCATAAGAGAATCTCGGTACTCCAAGGCAGTCTTAAGAAGTTCTTCTTGTTCTTCAGGGGGAGCTTGCGCTATTAGTTTTTCTAGCTTATTCAAGTAAGTCACTTAGATTCCTAAACTTAATTCCAGAAGGTCTTAACGTCCGCCGCTTATTTGGGATCTTCTTACAGGCGCCGATATTAACTAACTCGTTAATCAGGCGGGAAACGTTACTTCTACTTTTATCTTTAGAGACCATCATGATCTCATCTATAGAAGGACTATATCCATACTTCTTCCACCACATCTCTATCACCAGATAGATATCCTGTTGGCGGGGCGTCATTTCTTAGCCCTCTCTATAACCCTGTTTGCCAGGCACTTAGACTCTTCTTCCCATATCGCCCGCTTGATTGAACTCATCACACGGAGCAGGGCAGCTTTATCATTCCTAAGAAGATACTTAAGTGTCTGTATAGCCAATTCCTCTTTTTCCAAAATATACCCCCCTACCCCTTTTCTTTCCAAACATTGACGGGGGGTGTTTCTATATCTTCGCCCTTACTCTCTTTTCCTAAATTTGCACCCCCCACCCCCTCTTTTTTAGATTCTTCAAGGGGGGGTTTAGGTGGAAACGTTTCCACTTCACTTTTTTCTTCTTCAGAATCAGTAGGTTGAAGAGGCTCTTTTTCAGAATCAGTAGACTCAGAGGCGTTAGAAGAGGCGGATTGAGTGTTGGGAATACTATGTATATAGTTCCCATGCTCGGCGTGGTTATTTTTGGGGGGTCGGGTAGTGGTGGGTTCTTCGGTTTGGGGTTCTGATTCTGTCGGATTGTTTCCTGATAATTCCCTTAGTAAACTTTCCCCTTCGTCTATCTCTGAGGCGTCAACATTGATAATAGTTTTTAGTTGGTCTAGCAGTCTTTCTTTAATCTTACTGCTCTCATGTATTACCCTCGTTTCTTTCCTGTCCACGAATGCCCCGACCTCGCTAACCTTACCCAAGAGTTCTAGGGATCGTATCCGTTGTGCGTCTTTTACTTCGGGATTGAGTGCTAGTTCTGTCAGTTGATGTATTACTAACTCCCTCAATCTTTCGGGTTTTTGGTATTCCCTCGCCTCAAATGCCCTACTATATGCCTCGATCATATTGGATACATTCGGGTTGTTTGCGACCTTATGAGCCTCTGTCGCTTGTGTTGGTTTCTTAGCCTTAGTGTCGTAGGCGATACGATACGCTACTGTTTTAGGTTTACCGAGTGCGACCTGTTTGGCGAATGTCTTTTGTTTATGGGTGAGTTCTCTAGAATTGGCTGATCCTAGCAGTATCTGCTCTATTGGAATGTTCTCTAATCCCTCTTTTATCTCTCTCTTGGTGATCTTAGCCATATTGGAATAATTGCGGTCTTTTTGGGTTTATCTTGGTTATGTAATCTAGTGGTAAATCGTAGGTATTTAATAAGAACAAATCATATACCTATTTTTTACTGTATGCAAACCCACTACTGTATAGATAAACATTAGGGTATGTCATAGTATAAAAAAGTAGTAAATAGTAGGAATTAGGTATTGACACCCTTATAAACATTACATAAGATCACCATATGTAGTTTTGATTGATGTATTGCATATATGAAAGGGTTTATATGTCTAGATATCTAAAGGTATTAAAAAAGATTGATAAAGAAATGAATGCGAAAGGTTTTACACTTTTTATGGTTGGTGATGGTGAAGACACTATTAACGCTGAGGATCACACCAAAACCAAGTTATACGATTGGGCAACACAATGCGATCTAGGTTCTATGCACTATCAAGACAATTTGGGGTTCAAGATTAGTTATTACCTTGTTTATGGGAATGCCATACACGAAACAATTGCGGATTATGGTTGGAATAGTGACACATCCAAGGTAATAGCGGATGAAGTTTGGAACATTGTATCGAGTCATTTTGAAAAAATGCACAGGGAATATGCTTAGATCGAAACGGGTAGAGATACCCGTCTGAGGGTTTTGCCCTTACTGATGAGATCAATTAACAGGAGTCTAAAAAATGAACATTGAATTAACTTTTTATTCTGATCCTTCCCATGGCTGGGGTCAAATTCCACACCATTTAATTGATGACCTTGGAATCGGGTCAAAAATTAGTGGGTATTCCTACAAAGATCAAGATTGTGCCTACTTAGAGGAAGACTGCGACCTCAGTCTTTTTATGCAATCGGCAGAGGCAAAGGGTTGGAAGATTACATTTAAAGAACGCAATTTTAACCACGATTGTGCTATCAGAAATTACAAACGCTACACAGGAGTTTAAAAAATGAATGTTTACCAAGAAAACGGATACGAAAACAGACGGGACTATTTGGAAAATTTAGCCCTAGATTACGGCATAGAAAAAACCGAAGTTTTTACTATTGCTAGTTTATTGGGTAGGGATGAGGATTTTGACGGGCTTGTGAGTATGTTAGACGATCACACAAATAAATTTTATGGGGAGTAATTGAAATGGTAGATTCTGACAGTTTTACACGGGTAAAAAACGACATAAACGGGAATCCCCGTTATGTAATCCATTTTTTGCATTTTATAAAAGATGGGGACACGGACAAGAGTAAACCCGATTTTGTTTCAAAAATGTATGACATAGCACTAGCACGGGCAAAAAAACATCCTTTTTATGGTCGCAAATTCCACAACAAACAATTTGGGGGTGGGATTGTATTTTGCACCTATAACTTAAACGGGCTTATTCGAGATATTAACGAACTAATGGAAGGGGTAACAGCATGACCGACAGAGAAAAATTAAACAATGCGGGATTTTCAGACTATCGCACCATTGAAGAAAATGGGGGAACAAATCCCGTGGAAGTAAGTAAGGAATTTTATTGGGAAATGCTCGAAGTTTTGCCCCCGTCTAAATGGACACGGGGACACGATACCGAAAGTTTTTATATATGCGAGGCATTAACGGGTAATTTGCACGAATGGATCACACGCATAGGAAATAGGTATTTTGCATTGATAGCACCAAGATCAAGCAATCACGAGCAGATTATTAGCAAGTGTTTACCACTAATAAATTAAGGGAAAAAAATGAAAGAACAAAAGGTATTTTTTAGGATCATAGACCACACCCAAGGCAGTCATATTGGGAGTGCGGAATTATGGTATTGGGCAGACTGCGAGAATGCGGAGAGTGCTATTAAATTCTATTGCGACAGTCAAAACAAGCATTGTGGCACGGCTTGGGAGTTATACAGAATAGATGGATATCTAAACGAGCAAACCAACAACATAGAGGCAACGGCATGACACTACAAGAAATTAAACAAGCAATCGCAGAGGGTCGAAAGGTTTACCACGGCAATAAAAATTATGAGGTCATACAGGATAAGATCGGACAGTATCTAATCGTATGCTCATTTAATGGATACACGATAGGGCTAACTCATAGCGATAAGCAAACCATGAACGGGAAAGAGGCGGATTTTTTCTCAGAAACGCCTAGAGAAATCCGAGAGGCACAGGTTAAGGCATTGATCGAAGACATCATGACAGACCCAAGACCCGAAGATTTACCCAAAATTTACCAAGGTTTAGAGCATTATTTTGCCCTGAACTGCAACGCTGAGGAGATCGCTAGACAATGCAAAATCCGAGGCGATATTGACAAAAAACAGGAGAGGGTCAGGCATGAATCCCGTTAAAGACTGCTATATGCTCAAGATCAAGAGCATTCTATATTCCAAACCCTTACGAGAGGCGGAGAAACGCAGACGGGAGAGGGTGGATTTTCTAAAGTTTTTAAGAGGGTCAGGCTTAGGGTAAATCCCTATATGGACATGGTGGTAAATTGTGTCCTACAATACAAGATATATATCTAATTAACATATTGCAACACAATACAGGAGAGGGTCATGGAGATAGTTGAGGTTAGTGTTTATAAGTTTGAGGAGTTATCCGATAGTGCTAAAGACAATGCCCGTGCATGGTTTAGAGAGGGTAATGATTACCCGTGGTGGGATGATTCACTAGGTTCTATCAAGGCATTTTGTAAAGAGTTCGGAGTCGAAATTAAAGACTACCAAGTTGGTATGTGGGGTCATAGTTATTTAGATACGAATGCCGAGAATCACCATTTCAGGGGTCGCAAATTAAAAGATTTGAAACGAGATCAAAACCCTACGGGGTATTGTTTGGACTGCACCTTGTGGGAAACATTCCACGATACATGGAAAGAAACGGGTGATCCACTAAACGCATTCAACGAGGCTATCCATGTTGCGGTTCGGGACATTGTGAAGGACATGGAGTATCAAAATTCAGATGAGGCGGTAGATGAAATGCTCATTATGAATGATTACGAGTTTGATGTAGATGGTAAACGCTTTAAATACTAAGGAGAAAGTAATGAATGTAATTAAGGATGTAGAAAAGCATTGGGACAAGGTTGCTAAAGGTCTTTTATTAAATAAAAAGATCGTGGATGTTAGATACCTAACTAAAGAGGAGTCGGAAAACATGGGATGGTATGAGAGGGTTGTGGCATTCCAAACGGAAGATGGTTTGTGGTTCTTCCCTAGTCGTGATGACGAGGGAAATGGTGGGGGTGCGTTGTTTACCTCTGATGATAAAGAGAGTTGTTTGCCCGTAATGTAAAGGAGATATATGGGATTCTTTTCTAAGACTTGTGCAAAAACACACCTGCCCGTAGTGGCGGAGTGTATCAATTACCCGAAACTACATACAGTCGTGGTGCTTTACCCTGATGGTCGCAAGGTCGAGGGTATCTATGACGGATACGGGAGGATAGATGGGATGGATTTATGCCCGAATGGATACGATCACGATTTATGGGAAAGTTTGAAGTTTGTTATCGCAGACGCATACGAGGGTGAATCTTATAAAGAACTTGGTAAATCTCATAACGAGATAGCACAAGGATTCTTTATGGATAAAAAGTTTTTAGAGCATTGTATGGTAGTTGGGTCATTCAAAAATTATGCCGAGTATAAAAAGGCATTCAAAAAATTAGCCAATTGGTAGGAGAGGGTCATGAATAAACATGGATTTGATATCAGTATTGACGAGTTAGATAACGATTTATTAGCAATCAATTTCGATAAATACGGAAGGTCGGGTGGGTATATCTCGGTCAAGTTTGATGATGACGGGGTGGTCGTGGATATTTTTAGCGTATATGGGGATGTCTTAGGTTCTACATGGGTTAGATACGCTGAACTTGAACCTGAAGGCGAAGTTGCTCATGAAGACCCTAGATTATAGGAGAAAAGAATGCTTACTAAAGACGAGGTAGAAACGCATGGATACACAGTCTTACCTAGAGGCGGATGGATGTATGTTGATCCTGAGATTGTGCCGAGAGATTGGGATGATTTAGCCAAGAGTTTTGGGTTTGATCCTGAGTGTGAGGGGGTTTATTTATGTATATGTGGATTTAAGGAGAGAAACAATGAAGAAGACGATTGAAGAAATCCAAAAAGAAATGAACCAAATAGATTGGTATTACAGGCAGACGAAGGTCGAATATCAGGATTGGTATTTGGCAGACAAGATGCGATATGGTCGCTTACTTAATATGAAACAGACGCGCATGGATGAGTGGGTAAGGCAGACTAATAAAGAAATAAGGGAGATGGAGAATGCAAATAATTGAAGATGGTTATGGTGGCAGTAAACCAATAGAAGAATCTAAATACTACGAGGTAGAAGATGACATAGAAAACATATGCCTAGATTGTCATCATATTGGTTTTACCCATGCAGAGCATGAGATAGAGGGACAGGATGAGGCAGAGGTGGTATGCCCTAAATGTTATAGCACCTATTACTTTGTTATTTCACAAGAGGAGAAAGAGAATGCTTAACAGAAAAGAAATGATCGAAAGATTGGCGGAACATGATTTGGATTGTTTTTATAGCAATTCATTCAAAAAGCAAGAGGCTATTTTGAAATCCATTTTTATGGAACAGTATGGAACAACATCTAAAGAAGTTTTGCACGGACTCATGATTGATTTTGATTTGATTAAGGAGAATCAAGATGCCTAATTACACAGTTGTATTCGTATCGTATGGGTATGTAAATGTTGAGGCGGATAACCAAGATGATGCAATTGCTAAAGCCCATGAAGAATCTACATGGGATCATTTTGATACACCTGAATACATAAGAGTAGAGGAGAACGCAGATGCCTAAGTATCAAGTTGTAATTGAAAAATGTGTAGTTTATGAAGTAGATGGCTATGACGAAGTAGATGCAGAAGATTTGGCATGGAGTATGTTTAATGCTGATGATTTGAATGATCCATTTGTTGCTGAAGTTTTACTTATTGAGGAGAAAAAAAATGCCTAGTGAAGCAATGGTGATGGGCTATGCCCTACTAGAGAAGATTACGCAGATGGAGGAAACAATAACCATGCAATCAGAAGAAATAACGGCTTTGTTAAAAGCCATTAAAGAATATGAAAGAGGAGAAAGAGAATGCCAATATATAGCGGAGTAATGATTAGAAAACAGTATTTTGAAATTGAAGTTGAGGCTGATGACGAAGATCAGGCAAGAGATTTAATCATGGATGCAGAGATTGAAAACGATTCTTATGAAACTGATTGGGAATTTTACGAAGGAAGTATTACAGAAGTCGTGAAAGATATTGAAAAAACTTAACAGGAGAACGCAGATGCCTAAGATCATTATTAAAGCATACGACACAGTAATCCATAACGAATGGTATGAGGATGGTGCGTCAGTCCTAATTGGGGTAATCGAAGAAGGTCATCCAGAAGATGCCTATTACGACAATTGGGCAGACGAAAAGATTTATTACTTTCTTAGCCAAAAGGAGTTGGATGCTCTGAAGATTGGGGATGTATTGAATGATGGGGAAGATTTTACGATCTTGGAAATTGACAAAGAGAACCCTCATATTTTTGAAGTTGAATACGAAACGGAGGATGCAAATGTTTGATAGAAAAACAATGATAAAAGATCTTACTCAATACGAATTGAAATGGTTTTTGGATCAGGCAGATGATCGACTGCTTAATGAAACAATGGCTTTTTTTGCTGATGGTGGTTTTGTTAATTGGTCGGATGCAGACTTAATTAAAAAATACGATTTATTTATTAAAGAGGAGATTGAAAATGCTTGATTACAAATATTACTTAATTGAGTTTTTTGATGGATCAACTACTCCTGAATATGTGGAATATGGAGGAGAAGATGCTTACGAGGCAGTATCTGCTTTCCGAGTAGATTACCCAGCATCATCTATTCAAAATGTTTGCCTTGTTTTAACTGATTTTATTGAAAAGGAGTTTGAAAATGCCTAATTGGTGCAGTAATACACTAACTATTTCCCATAAAGACAAGATGATGATGAAACGGGTCGTGAGGGGATATAACAGGAACGGGTTATTGAGAGAGTTTATTCCAATCCCCAAGGAACTGACGGACACAGTATCGGGTAATGTCGGGTCTAAAGAAAGTTATGAGCAAAGACTCTTGGAGGAAAAGCAAAAACTGAACAGAGAGTTTTTTGGTTATACCGATTGGTATAGTTTTTGCGTGGGAGAATGGGGGACAAAGTGGGACATAGGTCATGGAGATGGATATGACAAACTGACCTTAAAAGATATCAAGAATAACACCATCAGAATTGGATTTGATTCTGCATGGAGTCCTCCTATTGAGGCATATCAAAAATTGTGCGACATGGGTTTTAGCATTCGTGCCATGTTTTACGAGGGAGGTTGTTGCTTTTGCGGTATTTGGGAAAACGGAGAAGAAGAATCCTACGATATCAAAGGCAATTCAAAGTGGGTAAAAAAGAACATTCCATCCGAGATAGATGAGGAGTTTTCTATCTCTTTCAACATGGCGGAGTGGGAAAACGAGGAAGAAGATGCAGAAGCCGAGGAAAGTTAATGTGTCTATTAACCCTGAAACCATGGAGTTGCTTACCAAGTTAAGGGAAACGCTGACCGAGCAGATGGGTTTTACCCCATCCTATTCTCAGGTCATTCAATATCTTGCTAAAGAAGGAGAAAGAAATGAAAAAAGTCGTGCTTGAGTTTAGTCTGCCTGACGATCAGGAGATACCATCCGTGGATGATGTCAAGAGATTGACTAGCCCTGATTGGGTCGCAGATTGGTGGCATATAGACGATATCCGTGGTGAGCATGAGTGGCTTACAGAAGGACAGGCACGGGAATGTTTGGAGTTGATTAGCAAATACCATAACCCATGTATCGGCATCAATTGGGACATGATTAGTGCAATCGTGGGGGATAACTTTGATAAACCTACCTACGCATTCTTAGTGGATGATCTTAGCCATGAAGAATATCCTTACGGAATAGAACTATCGGATGATAAGGAAGGCAAAGAAATCTTTGATGTCGAGTGGTATGCCACAAAAGAAGATCGGCAACGGGTTATAGATGGATCGCCTGAATGGGTTTTCCCCAAGGAGGAAAGCCATGTCTAAGTATCAAGTATGGATACCCGTATGGGAACAATACCTAGTAAATGCTGATAGCGAGGATGATGCTTTAGCATTGTGGGAAAAAGGTAAGGCGGTCTTGCACGATACATATCCTTTTGACGGCAGAGATGATGTCAAACCTTATGCGGAGATGGAACTATATGGATCATGAACTTGAGTATCTTGTCCTATATCTAATAAAGAAACACAAGGACGAGGTTTTGATGAGTAAAGATTGGTGGTATGGCATTCCAAAATACACGATCAATGTCCATGACTACAACGAAAACGATATCTTCCATATAAATGTTTACGAGGTTGGCGAGAATGGCATGGACGATTACTCGCACTCAATAGATCTACCATCATTAACTAAGGAGGCATTGATAGAATTATGAATAATTATAAAAAAGCAGTAGAGATTTACAACAAAGCGGGACAGTATGCAGTCTATCGGGCTTGTGAAACCCTTGAATTAGACCATGATGCTTGGCTAAGATGCCTACCTTGTGAGGATTTAACCCCTCATTCAGAGGGAACTTGTTTGGTATGCGGAACATTTAAGGAGAAAGCATGACTAAATGGGCAATCAGACTAATGTATGACGAACCAATATGGACTTGCAATGGTAAGGAGATTCTATTTGATACCGAGGCAGAGGCGGTAGAGGCATTAAATAAGGAGATAGAAGAAGAGATGGAGGATGTCCGTCTTGGCTATCTTGAGGACTGCTCTTACGAGGAATTTAGAATCGTGGAGATTGTATGAATTGGGTCGTGCAGTTTGATAAAGAATTTATTCAGAAACTTGGGAGAAAAGAAATGAGAAGATATGGAGTGACTGTTAAATATAGTGGCACAGTCTATGTAGAAGTAGATGTGCCAAACGGGGAAGACCCTGAAGAATATGCACTATCAGAGGCAGAAGGTTATTTTACAAAGATATGTGATTGGGAGTCTGAGGTTGTGGATGTGAGTGAGGTCGATCCTAATGAGTAGAAACGAACTAATCCATATGGTAGATAGGCTTGACCGAGAGGGTGGCTTTGCCAAGGCACTAGGTCAGGCTTGTCTTTTGGCTGATGACGACAATCTTATGCGGTTATTTCAGGCATTCCCTGAGATACTATGCCGTCATAAAATAGAGGAGAGGGTTAGGCTTGCCTTTTCTGTCCCTACCCTTGTTTCGTAGTCGTTAAAGTCTTCTCCATCTACATCTGATATCCAATACTTTTTGCCCGTAGATTTGGCGGTCTTTATACCTACTGCGTCATGGTCGGCAACGATCACGCACTTATCTAATCTCTTGGCTAGGTTGCTTATATTTCCTGCGGAGAATGCGACATGAATCGTGTATCTCTTCCTAAGAAACTTCATAGTCCTACGGATAGATAGTGCGGTGGCATACCCCTCACAGATAATGTCCAATCCTTTATTATCAAAGACGGCAGACGCACCTCGTGTGATTTGTCCCGTTAAAAACTTCTTGTTCCCACTTTTGTCTATCAATTGACATCCAACAAGATTACCCTCGATACGCATTGGGATCACCAACAGGTCGTTCCATACATACCCTTTCTCAGCAGAGAAACCTTTTTTCTCCAAGTAAGGATGGCACTTCTTCTCTGCGTTGTTCAGTATCCATCCCGCTTTCTTACTAGCCTTGACCTGTCGTTCCTGTTTAGACGCATCAGCGTCCTTCTTTTTCTGTTGCCACATTGGGTCAGGCTTGCTATCTCCCCTCCAAGATACGGGCTTTTCATGGACTGCCCAATTCTGCACCGCACCCGTCCTCCCGTCATAGATATACGCACCATTCTTTTTGTGGGGGTGAGTAGTAGTCGGCACTCTTGTCCATTTGTCGAAGGTCAGGCTTTGAATAATTAACCCGTGCATCTCAGCGAATCTTTCAAAGTTCACTTCATATCCTCCTCTGCCATCAAGCAGAAAATACCGCATTCAATGGATTGTTCTTTAGGATAGTTCCCTGCATCAGTAGGCAGTTCGTCCAGATAACAGTCCTTAAAAACAGTATGCCCTTTGAACCTTTCCAACTTTGCCATGCGATCAAAAGTTTCTGGGAAATCAACACGGATCTTATTCCAATATCCTTTACCGCCCTTTACACAACCTACGCAATTGTTATTGTGATACCCCAACTTATACATCTGTGGAAGTTCTATGCCAGCCTTTTGTATAAGAGCAAGACAGTCTTCCTTGCCCAATCCCTTTTCAATTAAAGGAGTCTTTATGTTTACATCCGCATTCGCATCAATGAATCTATCTAAACGGCTTTGTTCTTCTGCTGTGTATCCGAAGACTTGGATGTCGGTCGGCAACTCAAACCTTTCTCTGATCTGTTTCTTTAAAGCCCTTGTGCATGGAGATCCGTATGGGGTTCGCATATAGTTCTTTTCAAACACCCGATAGATTGATCGGTCATAGAAGTCGTTCCCCAAGATTTCAATCTTTTGCCCGAACCATTCCTCGCACTCGGCTAAGAATCTTTTATTGTCAGGGTGTTCTTCCTTTACCTCGGTATAGGCAACAATCACAGGAATCTTCCCTTTGTTGTCAACTAGGGTTAACTTTGTAGCAACGGCACTCGCTGCGCCACAACTAAACCAACAGACTATTCTCATGAAGATGCCCTTATTCTTTCAATCGTTCTTGCTAGTTTCTCTTGACCCTTACGATATGCAATAGATCTTGATTTAATCCAACCCATGGTTTCTGGGGATGGTTCTTTTGCTGTCGGTATAAGCCCTCTTGGGAATGCACCAAACTTCTCACGCACCTTATGATATGCCCACCCGTCCTTGATTCCTCTAGTCCTAGCGTAATAAAGTAGTTGAGAATAGAAGTCTTGTGGGCTAATCTTTAACTTAGCATTAGATACTGCTAGTTCTTCTAGTTCACCATCTATGTTAATGACCGATGAAACACGCTTACGGATGTGTCCACAGTTGTCGCACTTGTCTGTCTTGCTAGTCCATAGGGCTTCACAGGCTGGGCATTTCAGTTCTTTCTTTTCTCTTTCGGTCGGCTCTCTCTTGGCTTTCTCGCCACCATCCTTAAGTTCTTTTACCCCTTCCTCATACAGAGAATCCCAATCATCTTTAAATCGTAGGTAGTTCCCTGAATGATCTAGCCACAAGCCATACTCCTTGCCAGGATGGGTTCGCATGATGCGTCCTAACTGTTGGACATGGGATGAGAAAGACTTAGAAAATGGACGGGCAGATACCCCGATCATGACATCCGTTACGTCAAACCCACGGGTCAGAATATCGGTAGCAATCAACCCATGGATCTCCGTGTCTGGCTTAGAAAAGTCTTCAATGGTATCCCGTTTAAAGTCATCATCTTCCTTATAGGATATGGACTCAAACCGATACCCATGTTCTAGAAACTTTGCTTGTAGGTGTCTGCCATGTGCCACTCCTGAACAAAAGACAATCGTCTTTACAGGCTTACCAAATACTTCTAGGGTTTTCTTCTCCCATTCAGTAACGATATCTCCTGTAATCTTGATGCCTCGTTCTGTAACATCATCCGCAGACCACTCGCCCGCTATCTTTTTTGCACCTTCCATGTCTATTTCTTTTGCAATAAAGACTCGCAGGGGACATAGCCACCCATCCGTTACTAGATCTCCCGTAGATTTAGCACCTACGATATGGGTATAGATACTCCCAAGACCTTTCGTAAAAGGGGATGCAGTCAGTCCTATGACTTTGATATGGGGATTGTCTTTAATAAATTTATTAACACCACGCCTTGCTATGTGGCATTCATCTATGATGAGTAGATTGATATCAGGAAAGGTCTTCCGTCTTTCTAGTGTCTGTGCAGAGCAGACTTGAATCCTCTCGTGTGGGCGGTATCTCCAATGGGTAGACTGCATGACTCCATGATCTATCCCATACTTGTCTAGACGGGCGCTGGTTTGATCGATCAATACAATCCGATCCATTACCATGGCGGTCTTTTTATAACTCTCTGCAACCGCTTTCATGATTGCCATGGCTACCTCAGTCTTACCAAAGCCCGTTGGGGCATACAGTAATTGGCAACGATGGCCGTCAGAAAATCCCTGTCTAATCTTTTCCACCACCTCTACTTGGTGTGGTCGCAACTTCAGCATACTTTTCTCCTGCTAGGAAACTGCCTAGCGTCAGTTATTAAACAGCTTCTTTCTCTAACTTTTGTAATTGTTTTTTATACCAATTCAACTGTTTTTTCATCTCAGCATTTTCCCTCATATAACCATCACGGCTGGTAGTCATGGACTCTAGTTCCTGTTCCAATCGTTTGTTATCAGCCCGTAGTTCCTCGATGGTTTGTTCTGCCATCTTCTTTTGTTCTGGAGAAACATCCATCACCTTAAGAGCCAACTGATCTAAGAGTTTTGTGTTCTCTTCTTCTAATTCTTTCTGAGTAACAAGCAGTTCTGTAACCTTATCGTCTTGGGTAAACTCAGTATCAACATTGGTTGGATTGTTTTGATTCTTGTTTCGTGCCTGTAATGGTTCTTTCTTTTTCTGTTTTGGCTTCTCAAGACTTTCTTTTATATCGTTAACAAAGGTATGGGATACACGGCAAAGTTTCCCAATCTCACGATTGGTTAATGAACCCCACTCCACATCATCTAATGCAATCAGAACTGCCTTGCGCTTGTCCTTGTTGGTTCTTTTTAATCCGTGTTTATCGTTAGTCCCAAGCGCATACTCAAGGGCGTTGCGTAGTGTGCCATTGATAACATCTGCCTCGATGGTTGGCATCTTGGTTTGTTTGTGACCAAAGTATCTATGAAATCCATCTGCTAAATAGTAGTTGATCCCATCATAAAATACTGTCACGGGTGGCAGGGACTCCTTATTCAATAAGGCTTCTGCGTATTCCGTCACAGTTTTTTGATCTATCTCATCACGGGTCTGCGTTCCTTTGTCAATGATGATTTGTTCGAGCTTTAATTTCATTTCATTCTCCTATTGAAATTGTCTTAATTGATCCAGCATATGTTCAAGATCCGACCGCTTAGGGTTTGGGTGCTTCAACATTTTTTGGGCTTTTGCTGCTTTCTCCTTCCAATGAATTGAACTCATTAGTCCGCCATTCATTACTGCTTGGGGAATTATTTTTAGTTGTTGAGTAATTTGTTCTTTCAAGTTCATGTTTATAAAAATCTCTTTCTTGTTTTAAGTTTTCTATTTCTTCTACAATTTCTTGTAGGCGTTTTTTCCCAAATGTATATGTAGATGAATTTCCATTTAGTTCTAGTTTTAAAAACTCTAGCAAATCATCTTCTTCTATCCACCCTAAAAAGGGTATTGGTGTTTTCATCTACTCTCCCAATAGATCTTGTTTTTTAATCCCACGTTTTTTTAGCTCTGCCCGCAACTTTTCTAGCGCCCGCTTCTCTATTTGTTGAATGTAGTTTCTAGTCACACCGAACAATTCTGCTACCTCATCCTGTGTCATTCTGAATTCTGTCTTAATGTTATCTATCATAGTTATATCAAGGTTCTCTTTTGGTGAGCGCACTCAGCCTACCTAGTGCGCCTTTAACCGTTTCTCTTTCGGAGCCACAGCACTCGACAGTCTTTCGTGGAGTAGGCACTATCTTCGCCACCTACTTGTGCAGTATCACATCCACTTACCCCCAGTCTGCTTACTCGCTATGTCGCTGGCGTTTTATCCGCTCAACATATCAAGGCTGGAAACGAAAAAAGACCGCTATAGTCTGTCGTTTCTAGGATATAACACAGCGTAAATTCTCTGGACATAACTTACGTTGTGCGAAACAACAGACCATAACGGTCTATCTGTCCAGAATTTTACACCGAGTTCCCACTCAGCGTAATCAGTATAGGAAAGACTTTGGGAAAATGCAACAGTATTAGGGAAAGTCCCTAGAAAGTGGAAACGTTTCCACTTTGCTGGTCAATCCAATCAACGATATCCTTTATTTTCCATACCTTTACGGTTGCAGATAGCTCGATGGGCGGCGGAAACTTGCCTTGTGTAACCCATAAATTGATGCAAGACTTAGAAAGGGTGGTCAAATCCGCCACATCTTTGATACGTAACATTTGATGCTCTGACATTTTTACGATTTCCATAGATCCTCCGTGTTGATGGAGTATTTATTCTTATGGATAAAGATCTGTATGTCATCACAGAAAAGTACTTAGTGCCGAAAAAGAGGGGTGTGACGCACGTGTGAGGAGAATAAACATCACACCCCAAGGGAGACGTCAACAGAAAAAGCTGAACAAAAACTGCTGACAAGGATAGTTTATTCCATAATTACTTCACGTACCATCCACTTACCAGATTTATCTTTTTTCCAACCATGTACTACTATCTCCCACCCAGCAGATTTAACTAGGGGATACGTGTTTAAGCCCTTGATTTTATTCATTCTTGCAGACATATTTCCGTAGCTGGTCGTCTGGATTGCGACTGTTTTGCCTTCCTTGATGCAGAGGATATCCACGAAATTAAATAGGTCTTGCCTAATCTTGGCAAAAGGATTCCACCTCTCGGTGATCTCGCAAAGATACCCCTGATCTCGCATTAATTTAAGACTTCTTTGAGTAGGGCTACTAGCCATTTACATTTCCTTTGTTTTGTGTTGCAATAAGAACAAATATTCTGTTGACATACGTATAAAGATGTAATACATTACTTGAAAAGGGAGAAATATACATGAAAGATTACGCTGAATCATTGGTAAATGCCAGAGAATTCCTACGCAGAACCGAAGATTGTCTTCTGGCAAACAATCATATGGGCGCTTATCACTATGCCATGCAATCATTTCGGGAGACAGAAGACTTGCTGGATTACTGCCTTGAAAAGACCAAAGATCTAAAGAATTGCTAATGAGAGTTAACTTAAGCACATCAGAACTGTTTGTTTGCCGAATGCTTGGGATGATGCGTAGATCAACAGCCATGAACCGTGTTGGCGATCAACAGATGGGAGATCAAGACACATGGGCTATTGATATAGACGGGGTAGTTGGGGAATTTTGTGTAGCCAAGGCATTAAATCTTTGCCCAGATTTCAGCGTCAGCGTTAGAAGTGGTGGCTCAGATCTAATTACTCATAATAAGCAAACAGTTGATGTAAAAACAACAAGGGTAAAAAGCGGAAAATTATTGGCTACCTTAAAGAAAGCAGATTCCTCATGCGACTTGTACTACCTTGTGATAGTTGACGATTTTGGTGGCAATTTAGTTGGATACATAAATAAAGAAAAGTTATTTGTGGAAGAAAATAAAAAGGATATTGGTCATGGAATTGGTTACATCATGAATCAAGATCAATTAAACAGGGTGGAGTTATGAGAAAAGGTTGGAAGACCCGTATAGATGAACGCAGATACTTTGAAGAAAAGAAAAAAGAGCAAGAAGAATTTGCCATGATGCGTCAGTTTATGCAACAGAAGATGGAGCATGACATTCAAATGAAATTACAGGAGATGAGGGGAAACAATGAACTTAACTGAACTAATCAAAGACTTTGGTCGCTGGCTTTTGCTAGTAAGCATGGCTATGTTTGCCATTGTTCTTGCAGGATTCTGCCTTAAGTTTTTCTACAACGTGTTTATGTTGGGCTGGAGATTACTGTGAAAATAACAAACAAATTTAATTTGCCTCAGACATTTGTAAATGTCCTGAGCAGACCGACATACACTAAGGGTAAGGCACATCTGTCCGTTACCGAGTTAATAAATAGCCCACGCATTGTCCAACTCAAAAACACTTACTATGACCAACTGGAAGAGGATGTTGCTGATAAAGTGTGGGCTATCTTTGGAACTGCTATCCATGCTGTATTAGAACTTGGCAAGGACGAAAACCACATCATCGAGCAACGACTCCATGCCGAGTTAGATGGGTGGAACATATCGGGTGCGGTAGACTTACAGCGCATAGAACCTGACGGCATCATTGTTTCTGACTACAAAACCACGGGTGCGTGGGGCGTCATGAACGAGAAGATTGAATGGGAACAGCAGTTAAATATCTACGCATGGCTAGTAGAAAGAGTTAAAAAAACTCCCGTAAAAAAGGTGGAGATCATAGCCATCATTAGGGATTGGAGTAGACGAGATGCTCAGACGAAGGAAGGATATCCAGAGGCGCCTATCAAGGTCATTGATGTTCCGCTTTGGTCTTATAAAGAACGTGAGAATTTTATTAAGGAAAGAATCCGTTTACATTCCGATGCGCTTTTTGCTTCCGAGACAGGGGAAGATCTGCCTGTCTGCACACCTGAGCAAATGTGGGAGAAGGCGACTTATTACGCTATACGCAAGACTGGTGGGAAACGTGCGACCGCCGTCTGCGACACGCAAGAAGATGCCGATAAGAAACTATCGGAACTTGGCAACGGTTACGAAGTAGAAGTGCGATTAGGAGAGAGGACTCGCTGTGCAAACTTCTGTTTAGTAAGGGACTTCTGCGATCAGTGGAAGAATTTTAATCAAGGAGAATGATATGAAAACACGTCAAGAAATGATTTATGACCTTATGTTGGCTTTAGCACCAAATTTTCAAGCTATGTATGACGATTGCATAAAGGATGGTGGATACAAACATAAGGAGGCTTTTGAAAGCACAGTAGAAGAAATTTTTATGAGAGCCGAAAAATTGGCAGATGCGTATATTGAGGAGAATTAATGAGCGTATATAAAAAATTACAAGAAGCCCGTGTAAGGCTTCACAATACAAAACTGAATAAGTCGGGCAAGAACTCCTACGCAAAGTTTAGTTACTTTGAGTTGGGAGATTTTGTCCCGCAAGTTACTTCGATCTTCAATGACTTAGGTTTGTGTGGGGTGGTATCTTTTACCCAAGATACTGCTTACCTTACAGTTCATAATGCTGATGGGGAGAAGGATGACTTTGTTACCTTTACATCCCCAATGGTCTTTGCCAGTATGGATAAGACTCAGCCCATTCAGAACCTAGGTAGCACTCATACTTATTTGCGCCGTTACTTATGGTTAATGTGCATGGAGATAACTGAGAACGACATTGTAGATGCTAGTGAACCTAAGAACCATGAGCCAAGTCTTGCACCGCCATTTAAACCTATTGCGCCTAAAGCAAAGGTACATACCAAACTGGATGGAGAGCCAGGTGATTGGCAACTAAAGGTAGATGGTGTTGAGAATCTACCAGCAGTTGTCGGTGCGGTCGAGTTGATGTTGACCTTGGTAAAAAAGGAAGAAGACATTAAATCAATCTTCCAAAAGAACCGCAACATCTTTGACGCTATGAAGACCGAGTATCCAAAAGATTACGAAGATGTATTGACTAGATTTAAACAAGCAAAAGAAAACTTAACGAAGGAGTAAGCATGGCATACGAACAGAAACCCAATACGGGTGCGTTTTTTATTAACAAAAAGCAAACAGGAAACCAACCTAATCTGCGTGGCTCTGTCCATGTAGACAAGGTGTTATTAGAAAACCTGATTAACCAAAGCAAAGGTGATCTTGTGGAGATTGCCGTGGCTGGTTGGAATCAAAAGTCTAAGGCAGGAGATCCTTATATTTCGCTTGCAGTATCTGAGCCATATAAGAAAGAAGAACAATCAACAGGGGAGAAACAACCATGGGAAGTGTAAGACGTGGACGACCTATTGGGTCTAAGAACAAACCAAAGGTTAAGACTGTGCGCCTCACCAATACTCAAATAGCGCTTGGTAAAAAGTTGGGCGTGTCTCCTGAGCAGTACGCAAAATCACTTATTAAAATAGAGAAACAAGAAAAAGCTTCTTTAGCTAGAAAGAAACGTGCCTCAATTAAAAAAGTGGATTGGGAGAAACTTTCTAAAGAATTACATGAGTCTCTTAAAAGTCAAATAAAAGAAAACGAACAGCACCATAAATGGTGCTTGGAGTGGAGGGAAAAGTTTGACAAACTAGAGGCTGAACATAAGAAAGAAGTTGAAGAATTAAATAAGCAGTTACATCAATCTTCTATTCGTGCTTATAAGTTAAAAGGCATTGTCGAGTATTTGGAGGATCAAATTGAACACAATTCAATTCGAAGCAATTAAGACCGCTTTAAGGCAGACAAAGGATGGCTATGGCTTATCGTTAGCAGTCCATCCAGACGATCTGCCAGAAGACTTAATGCGTGACTTTGTAGGCTCTAGGTACATGGTAGTAATGGTGCGGATTGGAGACAACGAGCAACCAGTCAACCGTGAACTAGAGTTTCCAGGAGACCATGCGGTAAAGATGGCTGGCATGATGTGCAGAGATCCTGAGTTTTGGAAGTGGGTTGGTCAGAATGCAGTATTGCCACAAGATATTAATTCTGAAAAAAAATGTGCATCATGGTTAGCAGATTACTTAAACATACAATCTCGCAAGGAATTGAAGGAAAAAGAAACAGTTAGAGAAGAATTTAATAAATTACGGAAATCATTTGAGATTTGGAAGAAATCATGACAGATAAGAAATTAGTGCCATACAACCTTTACTTATACACAGAACACGTGGATAAGTTAAAGAAGATGGCTGGGCAACGGAAGGCTTCTAGTCTTATCCGTGATGCCGTATCCATGATGCTAGATGGCAAGGACGAATACACGGCTGGGTATAACCGTGCGCTTAAGGATGCAGTCTCAGTTATAGATTCATGCAAAGAGATTGAGCATATTGCGGTGCGTGGTAAATACCTAGCGAATATTTTGGCTGATGGTATTAACGCCATGGAGAAAACAAAATGACCGATGAAGATCGTAGAGATTGTTTTGCATTTATGCTGACAGTTGGGTTTGCTATGAAAGGTGAAGTAAATCCAAAAGCAATATGGGAAATAGCAGATATGCTTGTTGAAGCCCGTGATGAAAAGCCTGAAATGGGTATTAAAACTGTGCGTAAGGGAAGAAAGTAATGTTAAAGACAACATCAATTCGTAAGTCTATGGATGGGATAAGCGCTATGACTAATAGTTGCTTTCCAATCGGACCAAAAAGTTCTACAAAAAGAGATTGGATTAGGGATAAAGATCTTTATCTTGGGCATATTAGTGGCATAGAACGAATAGTAACTCCAGTCTATATAGCGACCGATATGAAGAAAACCGCATATCTTATGGATGCAGTAACGGGAACTTTATATCGACCAAGAGATGGTAAATGTATGACGTCTGACAGGTTGGTTTTAAATAAGTATGAACAGGTAGAAGGTCTTGACAAACGTCTAATGAAAGTTAAAAGCGAACAATTTTCAAGAGGTGACGAATGAAAGATACCCCATATAACAACGGAAAGATTAAGATAGGTAGCGAAGTGTATCTTAACAAGTTGGTTAACCCGCCATACATTGAATATGATGAAGATATGTTGGAGTTACAAAGCTACCTTATCCATGACCCACGCATACTAAACAAAGAGTATTGGCTTAAACGGGTATACATTATGTTTCTTCTTTTTGTTTTGACTGTACTCTTAATGGCAAATTAATATGAACCCAAAAGGAAAAAAAGTAAGAGACAAAAAGCTGACCTCAAGAGATTGGGAAAGGATGGCAGCATATGGCTATGGCTTCTTCTATGGGAAGTCGGGCTATGAACTAGATGCTCCTTGGCATTACGAAGACCCTGACTATAAATATGTAGTGCAAGGGTTTATGGATGGACATCAACTTTTTTGTGAATATGGCGTGGAAGACAGTTATGTAGACTATAACTTTGACATACCTGAAGATGAGGGTGGTAAATATGTGCATATAGATATGGGGGAAGAAAATGATAGTCACCATACTTAATATGTTCGCTTTGTTCGTGGCTACCTGTGCGGTGCTGATCTTTGCCGTAGTCTTTGCGTTCTTTCTGTTCATTATGTATGCCTGTATACACATTGGCTGGAGAGAGATCAAAGGGATGCCGTTGTCTGAGTTATGGGAGAGGATTCAGAAATGAAACGTACGCATACCCCACAAGATGTAGAAAAAATACAAAATTGTTGGAAAAAAGTGAGCATACGAACAGTTGAAAATACTATTGGGCTGGCACGTAGTGTCGCTAATGGAACAACCAAATTTCCTTTTCTTGGTTATTGTGCAGACCTAATGGAAAAGATGCTAGAAGAGATTAAACAAGCAAGAAAGGCACAAGAGAAATGACATTTCTAGTAGCTAACATACCCCCAGTCAAATGCTTTGTGCGTAGAGAGTTTCTTTACAACCACGAGAAGGGGCATGGGGAACTAGAGCCATGCGTATGGATGACTGCTAAGGCAATCAAGGGGCAAGCGTTTCGTATCGAATCGATGCTGACCAACTACGGGGCGTTGTACGACAAGCTACCAATCCATGCCTATGTATGGAAAGAGGTAGCCGAGCCGTTGCCGTTAGACCACCTACAGATATGGGACTGCCTGTCTTACGACATGGCGGTGATTGAGAAGTCAAACTTACGGGGTCTGAAGGTTAAGTTCTTTGG